GATTTGTTTTTTTTTATTTTTTTTTTACTAATGTCACTAATGTTGCATTTATCACTAATGTCACTAATGTCGCTAATGCTTTCTTTATCACTAATGTCGCTAATGCTGTATTTATCGCCAATGCTGTATTTATCACCAATGCTGTATTTATCGCTAATGCTTTCTTTATCGCTAATGCTGTATTTATCGCTAATGCACCCCCTCCCCTCCTTAAATGCAAATTGCCCAATATCAATAGGCGCTTGGCTACTATAGTTAAAAAAACTAAATTTATTTAATTGTTTCTTCATTATATAATAATTAAATTTTAATATAAAATATATATTATATATATAATATATTAAAATAAGTATGATTAACAGCCCAGCATTTATATTCTTATTATTTATTGTTTTAATTTTATCTATTGTATTAGTCATTTGTTCAGCTAATGCGCAAAGGGTACATAATAAACATTCCTCACAAATTATGATGGCTGCAGTCATAAGTCCAAATAATCAATTTGTGCCACCACCAATGGCCGCTAAGCCACCAATTAATGCAAAGTCGCCGCCAATTAATGCAAAGCCGGCACCAATGGCTGCTAAGCCGGCACCAATGGCTGCTAAGCCGGCACCAATGGTCGCTAAGCCGGCACCAATGGTCGCTAAGCCGGCACCAATGGCCGCTAAGCCGGCAGCAATTGCCCCAGCAGAGTCATCAAATTTAAATATAACATCAAGTATAGTACCAAAAACTTAATTAAATAATATCCTGTAATGTTTTCCAAAATACTACTGGTGCAGACATTCTAAAATGCCCTACAAAATATTCACCCCCTATAGTTTTAATTGCACGGTGTCTTTTAGCTATTAGAGTTATTTTTTTGTCAGTGCTTGTTAACAATGCTATTTTATTATTGTTTTTATTTAATAATGCGCATTTTATCCAAATTTCATTATTTATTTCCGCAATCATTGCCAAAATAATTTCCCAATTTATATTTGCTTTAGTATGTGGAGTAATTTTTAGCTTGATATCATCATAGTTTTCTAAAATTTGCCAAAACCCACGATCTTCCAAATTTTCTGGTAATATATAATTACGTATAGTATTTTGATTAATATTATACTGTAGAGTTCCAGGCTTATCACCAGTTAGATAGTATTCATTTTCAACAGAAGAGGGTCTTAACATTTTATTAAATATAAATAATAATATTATTTATTTAATTTTAAAAAAAATAGAAATAATAGCAAAAACTTTATGCAATTATTTGACTCCGTCAATATTTTTAACTCAATTTGAGTTAAAAAACTCTATGCAATGAGTTTTGGGTGAAGCCTTTTTTAAAAGGCTCTTTTAAAAAATCATTGATCCTGAAAATGATACTATATAATAATCTAATATATTATCCATAGGTATTATATTCATTGTTTCAAAAACATATTTAAGATCTTTATTTGTTATTAAAATTTTATCATAAGCATCTATATGATGATGAAATTCAATTGGGGTTATTTTATAAAAATCTTCTTTTAAAATTGAATAAATTTTTGGAAAAATTTCAGTAATTGTGCACTTATTATATAATGGCATAATATAATAATATTTTTTTGGAATATTTTTTATTTCTATAGTACTGTTCCAACAATCAGCACAAAATATATAATATAAATCAATTTCTTCATTATCGCAATCGCAATTGGATATTGTTGCCGCTATGCAAAAGGGAATATTAGCTGTACCGCAAGAAATGCATTTTTTTTCATCATTAATATAATTAATTTCATCAAAGTCCTTTATAGTAGCGGGGTTTATACGATCATAATTTAAAAAATATAAGATTTCAAATATTTTATCATCACAACTGCTCATTGAATATTGCATATGTGCATTTTCATTATTACCAATTTCAGTTATAATTAATTTATTTTTAATCTTAATTGCGAGAAAATTAATAATATATTTTAAATTATACGTTATTGTATTATGTGGAAATTTTGTAAAATGTTCGGAATCAATATATATTGATGATATTAATGCATTTGCATATGACATATTTTGAATATATAAATCAAACTGCATAGGCATAAAATACCATGTAAAGGATGCCCTTGTACTATAATGAGGCGGCATATTATTGTCATAATATGTATTATTTGATAATAAAATTAATGCCCTTGCTGGAAATTTATCTACATTTTTTTTTGTTCTAAAAAATGGATTTTTTGATTTTATCATATATGTACCATTTACAAACTTATTATGTTTAATTGCACAAGATCCAGTTACTGCAGTCACCCTTTCTTTTAATAAATGCTCTTCATGCTTTGATATCTGTTCATATATTTTCTCTATCAATGCTTCACATTTTTTTGAAAAAATGATTTCATCTTTATCTCTATCTTTACTATGCTCTTTATTATAATATATAATACCACAAGTCGGCCTATAGTGTATAGTATGACCATTGGGTAATATTAATAATGGAAACTTTTTTACATCTGTAGAGAGCTCACCAGTTGGTTCAAACACTGTATAATTGTGCTCAAAATTTAGCATATATGCCACTATTTCTGTAATATTATCATTTTTTAGGATAATCATCTTTTTTATACCTCGGTGATTTAAATCTCCAAAGGTGTAAAAAGCTATTTATTTAATACCTATATAATACATATATTTTTAAATCTAATTTAGAGTTTTTGGATTTATCCCTAAATTGCCTATATTTGCCTTGTTAAATATTTGCACATATTTGATAATTAAAAAAATAGTAATACAAACAGAAAAACATCATCAGTAATGTCAACAGAAACACCTAATCACAAAAGAAAATATGATATGTGCATAAAAGGGTTGCAAATAGTGCAGCCAAATACCCCTAGTACTACTAGTAATAATATATATGACTCCCCAGGTCCATCTGGCGCAGTTATTGCAGTAGCTGATAAATATAAGATAATAGATGATTTAAATCAAAACACACATGCGGGAAAAGAAAACCGACGAACGTTGAAAAATAATCTCTTAGCAGATGATCAAAAAAAATTAAAAACATATCAAACACCTCATCAATTATTGATGTCTCAGGTAAATGCGATACCCGCGCAGCCATTGAAATCGCCCCCACCAACTAAAACAAATGGAGAACCGTTTGTAATATACCAACCGCAATCAAATACACTAGATTTGTTGTAATCTAGCCCATTCCATAAAAGGCTAATACTTTTCTACATGCTCGTATTTTAGAGTAATCTATTGCAATTATATATAATCCACTTAAAGATCTCACTCTACTAAGTGCGACATAAGCTTGCCCATCTTGAAAGATGTTTGACAGGTTAATAAGTACGCAATCTAATGTTGCGCCTTGTATTTTATGAATAGTAATTGCATATGCTAACTTTAATGGAATTTGTATCCGTCCAAAGTTGTTGGCTTGGTCATCATTATACCAAGTATAGGGCGCAATTTCAACAACCATTCCATTTAAAAACAAGACAAGTGGATTACCATTTTCCGCGAATGATTTAACAACTCCTCGAGAGCCATTTGCTAAGCCATTTGGTACATCCAAATTAACAATAAGCATGACTTGAGCATCTATTGCTAATTTTAGCTCTAATGCATATTGATGAGTTTTATCCATATGCTCAATGGAATTAATTATTTTTTTTGAAGAATAGTCAATGCCATTTTCTTCTCCATTTTTATCTACTGTGGCATTTTTAATATGAAATATTTTTATCTCATTATTTAATTTTAATAATTCTGCATCATTAATTTTTTCAACAGCAATGTTAGTACTATATAAGTGAGTTGGTTGGATTTCAAGACTCTTATAATCGAGTCCGATGCGTGAATTTAATATTTCTCGAGTCTCTTCAGATATGTGCCCAAATCTTACCTCATCGAGTAATTGAATAAATTGTGGATCTGACTGCCTATGATTAGTTGTAAGGACTACAGTTTGGTGTATTACAGTAGACCAATCTGAACTTTCAAAAATATATTTTAATTCCTTACCAATTGGTGGTAATTGACAAAAATCTCCACATAGTACGAGCTGAATTCCACCAAATGGTTTTTTATTTCGCCTTATTTGTTTACCAATGCCATTTAATAATTCAAAAATTTCACATCCCATCATAGAAATTTCATCAATAATTAATATATCTAATGCCTTCCATCTTGAATAGGCCCCATTCTTTTTTATATTTTTAAGAATATTTTCAATTGTACCATTTCCAATACCTATACCAGCATATGCATAAATAGTTTTAGCACCATTACCCAATAATACAGCTGCTGTTCCAGTAGTTGCCGTAACTGCTATATTCTTACCCATTCCTTCTGAATATGATTTTATAATTGAGATTAGAAATGATTTTCCACACCCCCCTGCTGAATTTATACATATATTTTTTCCAGCTTTAAATATTTCCATTACGGCTAATTGATCAGGCGATAAAATAGGCTCTTCCATTATCTATTATTTAAATATATATTTTATATAAATAGATATTCAAATGTATATATAAGCCTTTAGAAAAGGCTTTACCCAAAAGACTTTAGAAAAGGCTTTACCCAAAAGACTTTTTGGCCTCCAAAAAGTTCACAAAAGACTTTTTACCGCCCTACAAGACTTTGTCTTTTCGGCCTTCAAAAAGTTCACAAAAAAAAACTAGGCGAGCAGGGCGACCCATTTGAAAAAAAGACTAGGCGAGCAGGGCGGCCCGTTTTAAAAAAAAGTGAATCTTATATTTGAATATATATATGTATTTAAATATATATATAAATACATAGACAATTATGAGCTTGCAATTAGAAAGAGAATATCAATTTTTAATATCAATAATTGGAGAAAATGATGAAAATAGTCCATATAGGATAATTGATACCCCATCAATGGGTATTGATTTATTCTTTTTAATGGATACTATAATTTTACCAGTTTCTTCAACAAATGGTGCTCATACGATAGTTGATATGAATATTAAGGCAAGATTGATAGATTTTACTAAATATAATTCCTATTACTATATAAATATTTCTGAATTTATAAGAATTAATTTAAGTGCTTGTCCATTTATATTAACTGCAAATGCTTGTATATTAAATACACCATTGAGGATAGCTAATATAGGCGGCTATGATCAATATAATATAGATACCATAAAATTAGGAATAACTAATTTATCATCAGAGCCATATATTATTAGAAAAAATACAACAATTGCTCAATTATCTCATCCAGCACTGAAACTTACTAAAATGAAAATTGTACACCCTGATGATCATATATTTCATGAATGTCATATAGAATCTATCAATAATGAATTATTTATAACTAATGCGGCGAGTATAAATAATGCGGCAAGTATAACTAATGCGGCGGGTATAACTAATGCAGCGAGTATAACTAATGCGGCAAGTATAAGTAATGTAGAGAGTATAACTAATGCGGCGGATATAACTAATGCAGCGGATATAACTAATGCGGCAAGTAGCGCAGCGAGTATGAATGATGAATTAAATAATGCAGCAATTATAGAAGGTATAAATAATTTAAATATTTAAGAATAATTTAATTATTGAAGGCAATTAAAAAAATATAATTATATAATATATTCTTTTTTTTGTAATGGAGTTAATTATTGAAGATTCTTCAAAATCATTAATTATTGAAGATTCTTCAAAATCATTAATTGTTAAAGATTCTTTAGGTTTAGGAATTAAAAAGAGTATCCCTAAAGAAAAAATATATACAGATGAGGAAAATGAGCAATTTACTAGGCAATTATTATCTGAAAAAGACAGAGTTGATTTAAATATATTAGAGATATCGGCTATAAGAAATATAATTATAGAAAATAGTAATAGGGATTCATATGATAAAATAGATCCAGATTTACTAATTGCTGTAGATTCAAGAATTAATTATAATATATATATTATTGAAGATAATATATATACATATGAAGAGTTGTGCACTGTATATCCATTTCAAGAGTTTAATATTTCTCCAGATTCTATTTTTATTCGCCAAATAATTATAATATTTGATAATAATTTAGTTGAGGTAATAAATGAGGGAGATCCGATTATATCCACATATGATTTGGTTAAATTAGCAACTGCAAATACAGCAACAGTAGAGGCCGCGGCAAAGGATATTAAAAGGCCAACAAAAATAATTAAATCTAAAATATTTATAGGAGGAGAAAAATGGAAAGATTTTTTACAATTAAGGGGATTCTTTCGTGGAATGATTCAAGTTAGCAATTTGCAAATAGATAATGGGCAGACTCCTGAATTTCTAAAACCATTTACTTTGGCAATTTCTAATCAATTAATGCTTGAAGATAATAGAGCTAATAAAGTGAATGTTGAGGAAGTGAATGCTGAAGATAATAAAGTGAATGTTGAGGAAGTGAATGCTGAAGATAATAAAGTGAATGTTGAGGAAGTGAATGCTGAAGATAATAAAGTGAATGTTGAGGAAGTGAATGCCAATAGCACAAATAATGAAAAAAAAACATTAGAGGAGCGAATAGAGTTATTAGAGAAAAGAATGGCATTATTAGAATGTGCTATTCGGTAGTATTAATAATAAACAAGAAAGTTCTTGCTCTAAGTTGGAGCTATTTACTGTTTTTGGATTAGATCTTGAATACCCTCCTATAACAAAATCAATAAATTTGTTTTCAGTGTCCATAAGTATAAGATCATATTGACCATCATTATTTTGTGAAATTCGTATTTTATAAAATGGGGATAAATCAATAATTATTCCTTTATTTAAAATAATTATGGATTTATACACTTTTAATGCCCCATATTGGGGATGATGTTCAATAATTTCTGCATATGGTACAGTATTAGATAGCTTATTCTGTACAATTACTCTAGTTGTATCATATGTCGTATTTGAATCTATAAGTATATTTTGTAATATTGTATATACTAAATGCATAAACTCTAAAAAATGCACATTATTTTTTTCTCCTCTTTCTTGAATTTTATCCATTTTTATATTTTATATTAAACTATCAAATATCATTTTTTTTTCATTTAAAAATTTATATATATTTTATATATCATTTTTTTAAAATATGTCAAATACATTAAAGAGTTTTGAGCCTCTATTATTAGCTATAGATAGCTTTATTCGCGGAAATAGTAATTTTGAATCTTCAATAGTTTTAAATACTGCAATTGAGGAATTGGAACAATGTGAATCACTCCAGCAATGCTTTGCTCTTCCAATACAGCATAAATTATTTAATATTGATACAGCACTTAAATGGGTGCTATTTCTAAATATTGTTCCTGAAAAAATAGTTGAGCAAAATGCCGAAGATGAGGAATTTACACCATTGGTAGAAGAATTTAATTTATTTTCAGAATTTTCTTGTAGTGATGCTATGAAATTAATTGCATCAATTTATGATATTGGGATACAAGATATTGTCTTATCGCATTTAGAAGATGAAAGCGATGAGGAAAGCGATGAGGACAGCGATGGAGATAGTGATGAAGATGAAGATGAAGATGAAGAGAGTTCGTCCATTAATGAAAAAATAGTTACTAAAAATAAATAAATTTGATAGTTTTAAATTAGATAGTATCTTAAAATGACGCTTCAATTCTTAAAAAAATACCACAAAATATTTATCTTTTTAACGATATTACATAAAAAAGAGTTTTTGGGATATATCTTAAAAAGAGGTAATAAATATAAACTTGTATATATAGGAGTAGGCTCATCTATTATGGTTGATCCAGTAATTTCTAAATGCTATGCTTGTTTTCATACACACCCACCTAGGTGTCTTATTTTACCAAAAGAAGATATCTATTTTACTCCACCTAGTATGGCAGATATATATATTACAATTTTGGCATGCATTTTAAAAAAAAGAAAAAAATCATATTCTTTTGTATTAGCTATGGAGGGTATATATAAAATAAAAATTACTAAATATGCAAAGCTACAAGCATTTAATGAGTTAGGAGAGTTATTATTGTTAGAAGACCCATGGCAATTTCCAGCTAATCCAATTATTTCTGAAAATGGATTAGATGGATTTAATTTTAATGGAAAGGAATCTCAATATCCATATATCTCAGAATTATTAAATACTAAGATTAGTTGGGAGTTTTATTCTTTGCAAAATGCATTTGAATTTTATCAAAATTCTCTTGATAAATTAGGTATTATTGTTACATTATCCTATTGAATAAAATAAATACAACTATAAAATAAATAAATATAATTTTTACTATTATTAATAATAGTAAATATATACAAAATGATTATAATTATTTTAATATTTTTGCTATTATTAATAATAGTACAAATTATATTTTTTTTATACAGTTATAAAGGTGTATACAGAGGTGGTAATAAATACAATAATAGTGGTACTAAAGATAAATATAATTATAATATTACAAATAATTTGCAAGTAGCAAATACTCTATTGCATAAAAAATTTAATAAACAGCAGTATACAAAACAAGAAAAAGAATTTATTCTCCTCGCATCATCTAAAGAATGGCCATTGCCAAATATTTGGATGGATTTATCATTACCAGCATTGGTGCCATATAGATTAAATAAACAAAACATACTTGCACATCATTTGACCTATAATCATTCAGGTCAAAGAAAATTATTTTTAGTAGAGTTGGCATTATTAAATGCATTTTTATCTGATGCGGGAGAGAATGTAGTAATACTATATGCAGGCGCTGCATCAGGTATTCATATTCCATTATTTATTGAATTATTCCCAAACTGTATTTGGCACTTATATGATCCCGCAAAATTTGCCATTAAAGAAAATAGAAATATTAAAATATATAATACTTTTTTTACGGATGAGACTGCAAAAAAATGGAATAAAAAATGTGATATATTTATATGCGATATTCGCCTTGGTAATAAAATTGACTTTGAAAATCAAGTAGATACTGATATGAAAATGCAAGATAGGTGGACAAGATTAATTGAGCCTAGAAAAGGCGCCTCATTAAAATTTAGACCGCCTTATACATATGAAGATATACTCTATGAATATATAAATGGTAGAATATTATGGCAAATGTGTCCACCAAAGGCTTCTACAGAGACTAGACTTATTGTAGATGCAAAAGATGCTAATATGCACTCACTCCCTATGAAAATATCTATACGCGCATATCAAAATTTATGTGCAGAGCATAATATAATTGATAGACCATGGAAAACATATAAAATTCCACATCCAGATGTTAAACATATTTTAGGATATGATAGATGCTTTGATTGTACTTGTGAGGCAATGTGTTGGCTTTCTTATATGAAATTAAAAAATACTAAAAAAAGATCATTATCTGAGCATATGAATGCTCTTACCAAAATTACTCATCAGCCATTAAAAAGTAATAAAACAATGCATGGGCATTTTCAATTTGATATGGCAGCCGTGAGGATATCAAAGATGATATATTAATTTAATTTAGTAATTTAATTCAACAACTTTGCATCTCCCCTTAATCCTCCATGTATATATTCAGGATCAATATTTGCTAAAATACTAGTATTTGAATTTTTTGGATATTTTCTATTAAAAATATTAGAAACATAACTCATAGGAGAATCATTAGTAAAATCTCTCGCCATAGAATTTTCTAATTTTTCAATATCATATAGAGTACTATCTATATCATTATTACCAATAGATATATTTATTCGCTTTTCCATACTTATTAAATCAGCATATCTATTTATTGGATTGAGCATATTATGTAATTGCTCATCATAAGAATTATTTTCTCCATTCCAATATGCCGAATTTTGGGTAGACGTAGAATGTACAGGAATAAATGCATTTGGGCTATCTTTATATATTTTTTTATTATAATTTGCTCTATCCGCAACATAGTCTTCTGTCATTAAATTATATTCATTTTGAATTGCATTTGCATTTGCAAACTTATTTTTATTACTAATAGGATTGCCATCAGCATCTATAGGATTTCCATTTTTATCTATAAGATTTCCATTAGCATCTATAGGATTACCATCATCATTGGTAAAATTGCCATTTTTATCTATAGGATTGCCCTTATCATCTAAAATAGTTCTATCAACACCATTACAGCTATCGCATATATATCTAAGCTTTAATTTTCCATTAGGTGGTAAATCAAAATTTTCAGCATTAAATGTAGTCATTGATTTATTATTTTTTAATTCATTTATAAAAAGTTCAGTAATTATATATTTTTTGCCATCTACTACATAATTACAATATTGTATATTATAATCATGATCATATAGGCACCTATCTTCTATATAGCCATTATCATCAATTTCAATATACGTTGAATGCGTATTAATTAAATAATATTTTAAAGATATAAATAATATTATTAATAATAAAATAATTATTAATGCTATATATATAGTGATATTCATTTTATATATTTGTTTTTATATATTTATATATAAATAAATATATTTGTAAAAAATAATAACAAATGGCATCAGGGTCTATAACTGATATATATCAGCAAATAGATGATTTGGATAATGTTAAATCAGTAAGGGAGCTACTTGCAAAGCTAAAACCAATACTTGCCGAGCTTGCATATTATTCAGTAACTGGAGATGGTGCGGTAATGGAAATGAGAGAAAATTGGCACACAACATTTACTAATTATATTAGAGAAGGTGTAGGAAGTAATTCTGAAAATACTACTGGAACGGGTGTTGGTGGTAATGGTATTGGGGATAATGCAATAGCTCCATCAACTAGAAGGGATGTATATCAGCGCCCAGCATTTTATCAAGGTACGGCGCAACAGCCAAGAAGAGAACAATTACCAACTTCATTAGATGCAATAATGAAAGGCACGCATATGTCATTTAAGTCATAAAAAACTTTTTTAAAAAAAAAGTTCACAAAAAATAACTTTTTTAAAAAAAGGCTTTACCCAAAACTCATTCCATAGAGATCGGTTTAAAAAATATTATATTTTTAATAATAATAATATATATGTAATTTTTTAAAAGTATATTTTTTAACTCAATTTTTTTGAGTTAAAAAAATGTATATATTAATTGCAGTTATTATTGCGATATTGATAATATTAATATATTACTTTTTATTTCCTGGTATATTTTTAATATATAGTGCCAATATTGATGGATATTGGACAGATTTATTAGGTAATATTTATAAATTAACACCTACTAGTAGATATACATTTTCAATTATAGGATTAAGTGACCCTAGTGATTCTGGTGGTAGAATAACTGGAACTATTTTTAATAATAAAATTCAATGTGGGCATAATTATGGCATATTTAAAATGAATTTAAATACAATTATATTTAATGATGGCCAAGAATGGTATAAAACTGAATTATAATTTAAAAAAATAAAGAAATATAAAGATTAATATATTATATTATAAAAATGTTGAAAGCTTTTTTATTTAATTTTATTATATTAATTGTAATAACAATTTTATTATTGGTAAAATTTAAGAATATGAAAGAAGAATCACAGATGAGATTAAAAGAAGATGGTTGGACATTACATATATTAGATAATTGCGATCACTGCAAAACGCAATTAGAAGATATTCCATTATTTAAAACCTATATAAAATATACAAATAGTGGTGTCGTTATTGAAAATAAAGAAGTAGTTGAAAAAATACCAATTGAGGATATATATGCATTTCCATTATGGTATAATACGAAAACAAAAGATAAAATATATGGTGTGCAAGATATAAAGGCAATATTAGAAATGTATCAAAAAAAAGATGAGCAGTGTATTAATTAGTTAGGTAGTTAGTTAGTGTATTAATTAGTTTATAAATAGCTGCATTTACTAAAAAACAAAATCTTTATCAATGGTTGTAGCCCATTTAAATTTGTTTAATTCTCGTTCATTATAATATTCATTTAAATCAATTTTATGTAATTTTAAAAATGCAATAGTAATACGAGGATCAATATAGTTTAATTTTGAAGTCCCTAATGCCAAATGTGCACTCTTTTCCTTATCTTTTATTTTTTTAATTTTTTCTTTATAGTTTTTACTATCTTTATCTATTTTATTTATTTTATCTTTTGTGGATTCCCCTTTTCCAATATTTTTTTGATGATTACATAACATAGCAACTGCTATATTTGCATCATTAATTATTTTAAGCACCATAGATAGTGTTAATTTAGTCTTAGATGCTGAACTATTGCTAGTAGTTTTATAATTACTAAACCCCTTATTAATATTATAATTTGGCCTTGATGATGATGCAGGGCTTGATGCATGAAATATTACATCCTGATATAATTTACTCGAATTGTATGTTCTAAATACCCTTGCTGTTAATTTTTTCATAAATTTTTTTAAATATTTATTTACGTCATTTGTATTTATGGCATGGAATATATTATCTCCTTTTGATTTGCTTTTAATAAATTTTTCAAGATTTTGATATACAATTGGTATGACATCAAAAGTATTTATATATCGCACACTATCTTTACCCAAAAAATCTAATTGTATTTTACCATTCTGCAATAATTGTAAATGCTCAACTCGTAATGAAACTGTCCCAACAGTATCAGCCTCATCTTCTCCTTTTTCATTACCTACCCTAAGTGCAAATATATCAATAAAATATACTGCAGTTGCTACTTGCCGAATTGCAAGATCTTTTGATTCCATATCCGATTTATATTTATTTCTAATTTTATCAATTATTTTTCCTAATTCTCTTGCAATGTTAAATTTGGCCTCATCTTTACTCGCTTTAATATCGGATTTATCCGATAGCCATACATATTTAGTTTTTCCCGTTATTAAATCTTTCCAACTTGCAATCCAAAAACTATTAGTCTCATGCGCTATAGAATTCCATTTTAACAATTTTGGGCTAATATTTTTATCAAATGATAGGGGGTCAGCAATTGGTATAGGCACGCCCTTGCTTAAATTTAATGTTATATCTGATGGATATACTCTCCATTTAATACTGCCTAATGCAGGATGAGATCCTCTTCCAATAAATATAGATGGGGGCTCTACCATAAAATTACCAATTGGCTGCTTCTTACCATCTATAGTGGCAAATTTATATTTAAGTGATAATTTTTCTTTCTTTAGTTTTATATTTGCCTTATCCTCCTTTGATAATAATTTTTGATCTTCTTTTTTTTTATCTAAATATCCTCTCATTTTAGAAAAGTCGCATAAAGCTATATCTTTTATTGGTGTATCTTTTGGAAATAAAGTTTTCCAATCAGAAAAGAAATTTTTCTTAAATACTGACTTATTATAATAATCTGTCCCAATATATCTTGCAAAAATACATGCATACTCTTCTTGCTCTGGAGTTAATTTAATTGGTTGTCCATTATATAAAATTGGAATATTATTTGGAATATATGCAGGGGGAAACATAACACCATTATGCTCAAATGTTTTCCAACTAGTATGTTTTGACATTTGTCTTATATTATATATTATATTAAATACAAAAAAATAATAAGAATGATTGCAAAATTCACTTTTTTGCAGGGGGGGCATCGAAATTGGCATCAGTAAATATTTTGCGCTTTTTACTATAAGAAACTTTAGTTCCGCCAAATAGTACATTTACTATTTTAGAAGCTTTTGCTCCAAGTGTTTGACTACCACCACCTCGAGAAAGAGACATATTGCTTATGTCCTTACCCAAATAGGCAATAGTACAAAGAAGCAGAAGGTCCACAAACTTAGTGGTACATGCACACATTAGGGCACATATCTTCATACTTTCTTCATTAGTTAAAAGTGCTTTAACTATAGCGACAAGAAAGCATATGCAATCCCAATCATCATCTCTGCAAGGTGTTAAACAATCACTCAATAAATTATTTATAAAATCTGAAGAGTCTTTATCCAACATGGAACGAAATACTCCTAAATCTTTACTAATTTCTTCTATATCATAATTGACCTCAATTGATTGCAACTCATTTATAAAAAGAAGCATAGCCAGAAGACTTTTAGTAGTCAATTGTGCATGTAAGTTTTTAAAATTCAGAAGATTGCTTCTGGGCTCATCTTTTAAATAAGATGCGCTACGCACAAAAGTTGAAATAACAGCGGCTAAGTTCTGGGTCCTTAAATCTTGAATTGTAGGAATTGGTCCTGTCCAGTGTAAACCACGAAGAATGAATTCAATAGATTGATTAAGGTCAATTTTTGTTGTGGATGTAGCACACGCTATAGGAATAGAATGCACTGCAGGGGTAAAATGCACTGCAGGGGTAGAATGCACTGCAGGGGTAGAATGCACTGCAGGAATAGAATGCACTGCAGGAATAGAATGCACTGCAGGAATAGAATGCACTGCAGGGGTAGAATGCACTGCAGGGGTAGAATGCACTGCAGGGGTAGAATGCACTGCAGGGGTAGAATGCACTGCAGGGGTAGGATGCACTGCAGGGATAGGATGCACTACAGGGATAGGATGCACTACAGGGATAGGATGCACTACAGTAAGTTCCATAGTACATTCTGCAGGGATAGTAGGTGCTATGACACTTACTTTAGGGACAGCACGTACTTTGGGGACAGCACGTACTTTGGGGATAAATTGTGTGTTTGTACTCTCTACAACAATTCTCTTATTTCCTTTTAAGCGCCCACCAAATAGCAAAACTTTTATCACAGTATCCACATTGTGAATAAGTGAGTTATTTCCACCATTCCAACAGCTTCCACGTGTACCATATGGAAATGCGTGTATATCCATTTGCAGATAAAATGAATATTAGCAATAAGTTGATAAACTTTTCTGATTTTGTCGACATTGCTGCGACAAATTTAACGGTGTCGTTATTATCTTTGTTTGTCTTTATCCTAAGACAAATCGCAATTGCAAAGCAAATGAATTTCCAACTATTTTCACGACTATTATGTACATCAAGAATTTTAGCTATATTACCATTGTGCTTATCAACCGAATGGTTTGGTAGTGATTTTTTTGCATTTTTGACTACAGTGGTGATGTATCTCAGATCTATAATGAGCGCTATAAAGCCGAGATCATTCATATTATGACAAAATTTAGAAAATTCTGCACAAGATATATTTTTGCCCATAAAAATAAATCCTTCCCCCTTTGGTCCACTAATTATGGGTATTGAAAATTTATCGAGTATGTCTTTACCAGATGCATCTATATTATAATTTTCTGATGATTGGTTGGCATCAGTGCCTTCTAATAATTTTGTATCAGACATGTCCTCAAAACTATCTAAAGCAATTGATTTTTTATTACCAATGCGACGACTTGAACTAGTACTTGAACTAGTACTTGAACTAGTACTTGAACTTGAACTAGAACTAGAACTAGAACTAGAACTGGCACTTGAACTATTACTTGAACTGGTACTTGAACTTGAAATAGTACTTGAACTGGTACTTGAACTGGTACTTAAACTTGAACTAGATTGACTGGCACTTGAACTAGATTGACTGGCACTGGCACTTGAACTTGAACTATAATCCTCTTCATCAGTAGTATCTGTATCCTCTCCATCACTAGTATCTGTATCATCTTTATCATATTCAATTTCATAAATAGCAGAATTTACATAAGGGCCAGTGGGTGCAGTACTATTAGCTTTATCACCCCCATCCTCATCCTCATCGTCAATTTCATCCTCATCCTCATCGTCAATTTCATCCTCATCCTCATCGTCATCTTCAATTTCATATTCATCACTATCATCACTATCATCACTAGCATCACTATTATCAGGCATAATGGATACCAACACAGTGGGGAAATTATCATGTTCATTAGAGACTTCTAATGGTGGTTTATTTATATTTAATAATGCGTATAATTCATCCCAATTAGTTGTTGTATTCATATTTATTTATCTATTTGTTGTTTCTTTTCTATATATATTTTTACTATCAAATATATCCACATATAATTACACTATTATTATCTGTAATCTGAAATGGTTTGCCACATCCATAAATTAGATCATTATTCTTTAAATTTTTGCATTCAGCTTCATTTAAATGTGGATCTATTTGCTGATTTGTATTCTTAAATACTCCACATCTAAATATTCTACAATTTAATGCAAGAACCTCAATTGATTGTTTACAATGTGGGCATTCAATTATTAATAAATTATCAGCCATTTTTTGTATATTAATATACTATATATAATATACTAAAAAAATAAAATATATTAATAAAAAGTCTGAGGTTTAATAAAATTTTATTATGGAATATTTATTATCTTTGCAATTGTTTTAATTCAAACAAAGTTTGAATTAAAAAGGCTCTTTTAAATTATAGAAAATACATACAAATCAGTCTCATCATAAAGATGTTTATTTTGATGTGTAAATTCTTTACTATTTAAAATCCTTTGTTTAGTCCAAAACAACGCATCAGAATTAAATAATTACAATAATAATCTGTGTTATTATACCTCTCCTTGTATCGGAGGGTGATAGTTTAAAGGCATATTTTTAGTAAAACTTAAAATATTCTACCCCTAAACCATCACCCTGAAATGAAAGAGATTAGCGACCGGTTCCTGTTGATCCGCTACTATTTCCACTTCCTGAAATTACGGTAATGATTAAAAATTAGCTAAAGCTAAATATATATAAATATATATATAATATATGTATATAAATATACAAATTCAAATATACTAATTTCATAAATAAGCCTTTAGAAATGTCTTTAAAAAAAATGCATCGGCAAAAAGCTTTCTCACTTAAAGAAGAATTATTGCCAAAATATTCACTATTTAACTCATTACATAGCAATGCAAATGGACAGAGCTGTGCAGATTGGTTTTTAAGTCAATATATAGAAGCTGTAGGATTTAATAATAAAAATTTTTCTGAAAAATTTAAATCATTTATAGAAAATAATAAATTTCCTAAAAATGAAAAAACTGGTATTAATCATTTACCAATTTCAGGAATTAGAAGAATAGAATCTTTTTTATATTTAAAATATAAATATCCACTTAATTCAGATGGATATGTATGCGGTGTGCTATGGGCAGAAATTAATGATGGCAAAAAAAATATAGAATCACATTATGCCTATGCATATTGGAGAGCTAATCATGATGATATATTAGTTAGTAATGATCCTGAATATATTTCAATATCGCCAACATATGATTCTAGAGATGGTGAATATCGTAAAAGATTTATTAAATATGATACCTTTTTACTTGCATATAGTACATATGGTAAGGAATTAAGTGAATTTGAAAATATTATATATGAGCTTATTAGTAATAAAGAATTAGCATTAAATTTAAATTTTTATCCATATGATGAACCATTGGCAAAAAAGTATAAACACTCAAGATTATTATTAAAGGTATTTGCATATGCTCTTGCATTAGATTTATGGGAATATTATACAGGATTAATATTAGAGCATACAAATTCTAAATATAGAAAATTATTATTTTTAATTGGAGAAGATTATCCAGAATTGATAAATTTAAGTAAAAAATTACTACAAAAAAAAATTAATATAAGAATAGATTTTGCAGATCCAAAATTTAGTACAGAGGTAAAATGTGGACAAAAAATTGTTCCATTATACTATACAGAACTTATGAAAGTTGGTGATTATAATTTACCAGCATGGAAGGAGACAAATGTCAGCAAAGTAATGAGTGATCTTGTTATAAACTATATAACACCATCATTTCCATTATATAATGATTGGGCATATATAAATGATTCAGATTTAAATTTATATGAAAATGATGCAATGCATGATAGATATGCACTTAGTGATGTCATTTCTCATACTGTGCATGATGTAAGATCCGCAAGAGAAAAAATTCAAAATATGAATACTAAAATTAGTGATAGAATTATTGGAACAGAATTATTTGAATCTGATAAAACGTTGGGTGGTTGTAATTGCTATGGATGTAATAGCATTGAAGGTGGTAATGTTGTTAGTATGACTTCTTTTATTCAAGATAATAAATATGCAGGTGGAACTGAGATTGGGGGTAATGGAGTTGGTGGTAACGGAGTTGTGAGTTTATCTTCTTTTTCTGATAGCTTTGGAGGCAGTAATACCACAGCCGATACTAATGTAGAAGGTAATGCCGCAGCAGATAGTATAAAATTAAATGAAAATAATATTATAGGCTACTTTACAAAAAGTGCAGAAGACAGTATAGCAACTCCAAAGGAATACACAACGCCAAAAGACTATACTATAACAACTCCAAAAGAAAAAAGGGTTCAAAGAGATGAATTTATGGCATCTATTGTAGAAACTGGAATTGAGCCAAATTATCGCACAAATGAATTTAATGCCCATTTATATGAAGATATTGAATATGCGCATACTCATCTTATTTTATCAAATGTATCCCTGCTGCACACAATGGAGGATGTTGGATGGACTCTATATTCAGTAAATAATTACATTACTAAGACATTAGTACATCCTCCAGTAATTAGAGAATTAATGACAAATAAGAAAGTTGCATATCATTATATTTTTAATTATTTATATGGCGCCTATTGTATGCATACTAAAATGCATATTGTTCATTCTGATATTCATAGTAATAATTTAACAATTAATTTATGGGGTGAGGTATTATCCGACGTTGATGAAAAATTATTTAATTATAAAGATAGTTTTGATAAATTTTATAAAAATGCAACTACTGTATACGCTACAGGATTTCAAGATGATGAAATATATTTATTTCCAGCAACGGGTATAAATGCAACCATCATAGATTTTAGTCGAGTAATTATTGGGCCCAATTTTAGAAAAGAATTAGAATCTGATGGAAGGGGTCCACAATATGCTACAAACTTTTACCATGATCAAGTTAATAAAATATTAAATGCATTTAATAGATATGCACCTGCATTTGTTGAAAAAAATCAAGAACCAATTAAAGCCGCAATATTAGCTAATTTTGAATTAGTATTTCCTGTATTGTGCTGTATAGATTTTATGGCAATTGGTGGTTGCTTGATTAATTTTTTTGAAAAGACTATTGCAGAGGCTGAAAAGTGTATGACTTCTATTAATGCCGATATTATAAAAGGAGGGGATAAAAAGAACAAAAAGAAAAAAAAGACAAAAAAAACTATTTTTAGTACTATTAAAGAAAGTAATAAATTACTAAAAAGTAACACACCAATACTAAAAAGCAGTAAAGGAGACTTACTAATACTAGATAAATTTATTCCAATTCCTCTAGTTGTTGATGATAGTAACTCTGGTGGCTCCACCATTGAAGAAAAGATACAAAACTTTAGAGATTGTTTAGAATTGTCACAAAATATAGAAAAAATGGGAAGAGAATTACTAATTAAAGGTTTATCTTCTATAGTGGGCCATATAAAAGGCAAAGAGGAGTGTCCAAAAATTGAATATCCTGGAAAGTTAATAATTTCATCCTTATTTAAAGAATTTAGTTTTTCTAATGTTGATAATAATATAGAATTTGATATTGTTGATGGATATAATTACACCAATGAATTAAAGTATTCAAATGCGGATTATAGAATATTTCCACCATGGGCAAATATTGAAACTATTAAAAAAAATTTATATGGGTATAAATTAGAAGATTTATTACCATTTGGAGTTGAAAACTTTTTAAATTTAAAAGAAAAAACATATACATATATAGCTGCTGAAGCCGCAAAGGCAGAAAGCAATAAATTAGATGGAGATCCTATGTACACAGCGTCTTCATGGATCGAAAAGTAAATTGAGGGAATAAAAAAGCAACTATTTCATATATTGTGCAAATAGAGAATATTTTTTTAATTCTTCTAAATATTGAATAAATTGTTTTTATTATCATTTTGATTTTTTGCATTCTTTTGCATTTCCACCCCTTAACCATTATCCGAAAATATGTGTCAATATAGTAACAGTGACTATGGATAGAAATACTTATTTTATATCGAATAATACGAATTTGGCAAGTTGAGTATCTTTCTCTAATATATTCATCGCCACTTGATAATCGAGGGCCATTGGCTGCAAACTGATAAGGCTCTCCATTTTCAATAAATATAATAATTTCTGTATTAAATCTATTTTTATCTGTTGAGTACCATATATTGCGATCTCGTGGTATTACATTTGAGTATATGATTTCTTCTCCAATTTTTTCAGGTGCAAATTCTTCAAATACCCAACAATTGCCACAACCATTGCACATCCTAGTAGGATATGCAATGTTACAGCGTCCACATACATTTTGATATTTTGGAATAATTGCAAAATACTTCATATCTTGTGATATAGATACTAACTTCATATTAAGCGAATTTGATGAATAATATGCTCTATGTCTACTTAACTGACCATATGCTCCATAAAAATTATTATTTTTAATAAATTCTATGATTATTGGATCCGTTCTTACTTGTATGGCTGACCATTTTTTATCATAAGAATCATATGCATTATCAAATAAAATAATTTTCATCCTTTTTAATATCTAATTTATATCATTCAAATATAAATTCATCTATAGCCAAAGTATGGCAATATAAATTCATCTAATAAAAAATCATAAACTTTAGATAAATAATCTATAAATGTTTTATTAAATTTATTATGTGTGCTACTCCACCATTCTGATACAAGACATCCTGGATATGTATTTAATTCTAAAATCCAAGCATGTCCAGTATCATCTAGCATAATATCCCCCCCATATGTATAAAATCCAGCACTTTGCTCAGGAAATAATAAAATACTATCTAATGGTATACTATCTATGGCGGCATATATAGATTTATTACATTTATTAAAAAATATTACACTTGATTCTGATAAATGGTGACATTGGTCAATATCCCAAAATATTATTATATTTGTACCAATACCAGTACCGGATATATTCATTTCTGGATCTAAATAATCTATTTTATCTCTTATTACATATTGTTTTTTAGCGGTAATTATTTTTATATAATTAGGCATATATTTTATTTTTTTATTACCATTTTTATCAATAAAAATAGTTATATACATTCTTAAATGAAATTTTTTACCTTTATATAATAGTGGATTTGTTATATATTTACTTACTATGGCATCTCTTTTTTCCGTCAATAGCATATCTCTTAATTGAATAAAATTGGGTCTATCAATTACTATATATACACCTTTTTGTTTTTGAGAATCAATTTCTCTAACTATAATAATATCTTCATCTTTCCAATGATAATCTTTAATTGCTTCTGTTTGGGCAATATATGAAGAATGTTTCATAATGGTAGCCAATTTTTGTTTATTACCTAACTTATCAAAATTATTTAATGTAGACTTTAAATTTGCATGTATATGTTTATATTTTTTAGATATATTTTTATCTGTTAATAATTTTTTATGGTAGGGTCTATATGCAAAATCTACATATTTTGCATTATTATCTGCTTCTTTCCAACCTAGTAAATTTAATTTATGTCTTAAATATTCACAAAATTTACCGTTATCGTCACTAAATAGTTTATATGTCTGAATAGTATATTTCTTTTTTCCACCAATTATTGCATTTGCATTAGTGGATAATATAATTATAGCTATAATTAAAGCAATTAAAATTAATAATATAAATAGTAAAATAATCATCATATTTATATTATAATAAAAAAATATAAAATATAAAATATATAGCATTTAAAAACCTTTTTAAAAAAAGCTTTACCAAAAAATCTTTTAAAAAAATGCAAGAAACTGCAATTTTTATTCTCTAATCGAAGATCCTAAAATTGATTCATGCATTAAAAAAATAATGAAAGACAAAGAATATATTAAAAATAAAGAATTTTATAAAGTTAATTTAAGTGGTATATTCAATTTTATCCATAAATGTAATAATAGTATTAAAAATGTATGCTGCGGATATTGCCAAAAAAATATGTCATTTGTTGTAGCAAGTAGCCATAAGTGTAAATTAATAAATTAAAAATTAGACTCATCTAATATTTTAGTTCTTTCTCTTAATTTTGCATTTGTCTCTTGTAATTTTGCATTTGTCTCTTGTAATGCTAAATTTGCCTCTTCTAATTCTGCATTTGTATGCTTTAGTGCAAGAAATTTAGTAATGGTTTTAGACATTATATATAGTCTGTATATATGAGTTTTATTATTTTCTGCATTTATAAAAGTAGTCATAAAATCTGCATTTGATTTATTTGGTAAAATTTTATTATATGATTCAACATTAAAATCTATTTTTATATATGGGGGTAGTTCTTTATCATAATATAATACCATATCTATTTTATTACCTGCAGAATATAAATCTTTATCAGTATATCTATTACTAAACATATTTATACATACTTGCTTATTAAACAAATTTGGATCACATTCATATACTCTATAATTATTTGTAATAAATTCTACATATTTTCCATCAATATATGGATCCTCACGAACCTTTGTTCTAAATATTATTTTTCCACTTTCTAAAATAATAAAATCAGAAATTATATAGGATCTTATTAAATTTTGTTGAATTTTGTGAGGAATGATACATACTATTTTATCAATAATTTCAGACTCAGACTCTGCATCTGGTATAATTGTGGGTGTAATAGTCTGTATATCTTTAGTATCAAATCCTAGTCTCACTATTGGAAAATTTATATATTTTTTTAATATTTTAGTAATATTGGTATAACAATAACATAATGGATCAGTTTGCACTATTAAATTATCATATTTAAGATATTTTTCATATAATGGTAATAATTTTTTTTGAGTATAATTATTTTTTTGTATATTTTTTTCTAAACAACTTTCCAAACAATGTCTATTTTTTATTACATATTCCAAATATAATTCAATATCTTTATCTTCCCAATATTTAATAATATAATCATTAGAATAGGACGCATGTCCATCAGCATATAATTTTCCCATAATTTTTAGTAGAGTTGTAAAATGCTCTATTGGCAAATTTTTAAAATCATTATCGTCTTTACCCTCTGTTACCCCAATATAATAGCATGATATAAAACATCTATTTATAATTTCATAATTATGATAATCATGCACATCATCAAATTTTTCCCCTTTATAAAATATATTATATTTATATGTACATGTATCAATATAGTAACCACCATTATATTTAATATCAATGCAATGAAAAAATTCCTTTAACGTTAGAGTATTTATATATGTATTTGGCGCAATGTAAAATTTAAATTTTTTTAGATAATAATCAATTTCGCTTAATATAACTCCACGATGTCTTAATACATTTTCATTTAATATATTAAACATATATATTTGTATATCCTCAATTGTTATAATTGTATCAATAACTGATATATTAAAATCGTCATATGGATGTATAGTTTTTCTTCTAACAGATAATGAATAACATAACTGTTTATAATGCTTAATTGTTGGTAATTTATCAGTAATTGCTTTTGTGAATAATTGCTCCATTTATTATACTTAATTTGTGATCTATAAGTTGGTTATATACAATTATATTTTACATTTTCAAATTTAATTTTTTTTTAAATCTCAATTTTTTATTTTTTAAAAAAATATACATAAAAATTTTAATTTACATTTTATTTTTACAATATTGTTTAATAATTTATCAATATACATATATATTAAAGATATAATACTATATATGCATAATTATATAACAAAAAGTAAAACATTTAAAATGTCCTTTATTTGTACTATTTGCAATAAAACATTTACAACTAATGGTGGATTGAAGAGACATATGGAAAAGAAGACTCCATGTATTGCAGTATCAACTGCATCTGCTCCAAGTACAAATCATAAATTTAATTGTAATAATTGCAATCACTATTTTACATCAAATCAAAATTTAAAAAAACATATTACAAATACTTGTCAAATTATTAAAAATACAAAAAATAAAAAAAATAATACTGATAATATGCAAGGTCAAATAGATGAATTAAAAGAAATGGTTAATATATTAAAAAATACAGTAGATGAATTAAAAACAATGGTTATGGATACTATATCTAAAAAAACTGAAACTATTTATGTCCCAAAACTTATAGGGGATAAAGATATTATTACTGGAATTATATATTTAATTCAACCTGAAGAATTACTTCAGACAAATAGATATAAAATAGGATGTTCTACAAAAAATGATCTATCAAGGGTTAATTCATATAAAAAAAATTCAAGATATTGCAGAATGTATAAATCCATATACATTAGAAGCAAATATAAAAAGTATA